TCGTTTGTATCTCGCGCTTATCTCTTTTCTTTTCAATCACAACACCTTTTATTACAGTAGACACAACCTCTGTCTGCTCTGCACTAGCTGTCCTAAAGTTAAAGCTAGAAGAATCACTCTGCTGCAATGTAATATCAATAGCTAAGTCTTTAATAGCAGAGAAAGCTTTCCTGACATTAGATCTTACTGTAGAGCGTAAACTCATTAGTTTGCCCTCCAGACAGTTCTACTGCCAGCTCCTCCTATACTACGTAGTGGTCTTATCAGATTATATACAACACTAGGGAGCATACTTACACTCTTAACATTCTTAAGTTTAATTGGGCCTACTTCGATGTCAGTAACACCACCAGTGTCATCCAACAGGCCATCATTATTAAGCAGATGATAAGCCAACTCGTAAGTCGACTTAATGATTCTTTGAGGAACCTCATCACCTAACGTGACAGTCATCCCAAGCTTCGGATCGAAGTAGTCGCCATAACGTGGAAATGCTAATAGTTGATCTTCACTTACGGCATAGCCTGTCCAGTTTAACTCATCTAGAATGCTGGTAGCAGTAACCAGAGATTGAGCCTTTTGCGTCTCAGACGCGTCAGTCCAGGCCACAACGTCAAGTCTGTCAGCGAAGTATGCTTCTGCCTCTTCGACAGTAACGTATGAGTTAGTACTTTTAGCTAATGCCATAAGTCACACCATTACGAGTGGAAGACCGGGAGAATACCAAGGCTCAGAGCAGAGCTGTACTTACGCTGCCACACACCTTGCACATACGCCGGCGAACCAGTGATCAGACCGTCAGTAGCGGCGGTAAGAGCGACATAAGCGGCATTTTCCACAACTTCCTTGTAGTCAGCATCAGACGCGAAGGCATCTTCGCTACCAGCCCAGGTGTAACCAGCCGGATGAGCGATGTAGCCCCAGCGATACCAAATTTCAGTAGTACCACCGCCCTTGTAAGCGGATGGCGAACGAGCCATTTCAACCGGAGTCGGAACAGACAGAGCATTAAAGTTGATCGAACCAGGCAGCACGATAAAGCTAGTCTTCGTGCCAGTGATATCGACACCAGGACCGGTGTTCAGCTTAGTCAATTCAGCAGTAGACATCGACTGAGTAGCTCTAGTCAAGATAAGACGAAACTTACCCTGGAAAATCGTCTGGAAGTCAACGCCAGCTTCGCTAACCTTATCCTGATCCACCAGATTGGCGGAACGGAAAGAGGCCATAACTTCAGGGCTAGTAACCAGGTAGGCATACGACGGTTCGTAATCTTTCCAACCCTTACCCATGGCTTGCAGGAAGCCTTCGGCACGAGCAGCACCTTGGATGATAGCGGTAGCGTCAACGACAGCCTTCGCCGAACCTAGATCCACATAGAAGCCATACTTCTTGTCGGTCGGGTCGTTATCAAACGTCTGACCGCCCAGACCGTTAGCGCCCTGCGCCTTACCAGCACCGTTGAGGGCTTCAGTAATAGCAACACCCTTAAGCACAGCCAGAAGAGCGTTATGCTCGTCTTGAGTACGCGTCTCAGAGAAGTCACGGCCAATCTTAGCCAGACCATCTTCCTGCGTAACAACTTGCTTCATGTTGACCTTCTCAGCACCATGCGTGCGAACGGTCTTAACATACTTCAAGAACTCAGTATCTTGCGTAGTCTTAGTACCAGCAGTGCTGTCGGAAATCGACGCAACGTTGATAGTAGGATTCAGCGGCTTTCTCCAGCGAAGCTGACCAATGTAGGTCTCGGTATCGACGTTAATCTCAGGATTCGAGACAGCAATACCGGTACCAACCAATTTCTTAGCATTGGTGTAAGCTTCATCAGCATAAGCACCAATTGCCTCTTGCAGAACGGTGTCAGTTGCACCGGTAATAGACTTTGTAGCGGACATATTGTTTCCTTGTTATTATCGAGAGAATTTACCTGCAGCAGCCATCGCAATGACTTCTGCCTGTGATTTAGCAAATAAAGAAGTACTCTTTGTCTGATCGCCTTGGCCACCCTTAGGTTCGCCTTGACCGCCAGCTCCAGAGTTTGTTCTCGGTTTAAACAAGAAGGCTTGATCTTCATCAGCCGCAAAGGACTTAACGAAGTCGTGCAATGATACACCAGACTTATGAATCCACTCACCTTTATCATTACGAACAAGTTGATCGATTACTTCCTTAAAAGCAATCTGTGAGGCTCGTTCGTTTCTGAATTCTAGAATACTAAGTGCGGTCTTAACTTCCACGTCGCGGGTAAGTTCAACAACACGCTTCTCAGCAGCTTCTCTGCCCATCCTCTCATCTTTCAGACGTTGCTCATAAGCTTCCTTATGTTTACCTTCGTCTTCCAAACGTTTAAGTTCGGCTTCACGCTCGGCAGTTTCCTTGACCTTTAACTTGGCCTCTGCTTCATCGCGTGCTTTGTAAGCTTTATCTAGATTTTCTTTGATCTTCGCTAATTCAGCATCAGATTTCTCTTTAGCCAAACGCTCGATCTTCTCTTCAGCGGTTTCGTTCTTAAGTCTTTCCTTTTCTTCCTCTTTCTTAATTGCAAGCTCTTCCGCAGCAATCTCTTCAGGAGTCTTAGGGGTACCGTCTTCTTTGTTTGGATTTACAGCCATTTTATTTCATCTCCTGGGCACGGCCCAAAAACTTCTCAAGAGAGCACACACGGTGTACCCTCTGAGTAGATTAAAAATTAACCAATTCCGTACCAATACAAGTTCTTATCAAACTTATGCTCGATAGGTCTTAATATATCTTCTTTCGTCAATATATCTTCAATCTGCAATACTCTACCACCAACAACAGAACGACCAGGCACTGGAATAAGTCCTGTGTCGATAGCCTCATTGAGATATTGATCATATAAATCCTTAGGCAGACCTCTAGCACGCATCTCATTTAATGTGTGCAAGATAACGTTAGACTCTAAAGATTCAGCATATATCTCTCTAAGTGCATCCCTTGCCTTCAACATGTCAGCAGCATTTGATAAGAATGCGTCATGAACAGTTGAAGTATCTATGTTATTCTTCTTTCCCCATAGATGATATTTCTTAACTAATACAGCATCGTTACTGTGGTTAGTGTTAACCCCAAAAGCTGTTTTAGCTTTATTTAAGTCAGCAATATCCTGCATTGTATCAGACTTATTTCTAATCTCTTGCCACCATGTAGGATCGGTCTTCTGCTTAACCTGAACGATGTTCGTCACCCAATCACCATTCTTGTCTTTGTACAGTAGTTTCTCTTCAAAAGATTGTGTGAACTTTTGTTCAACAACTTTTCCATCAAAATTCACTACAGGTACATTAGTCCAATTCTTTGGTAATTTATTTGGATGTAAAACATCGAATCCACCAAACAGAGTCTCTTCTATATCACCTAACTTAAACTTTACCTTTCCAAGGTTCTTACCTGTTACACGATCTATAGGATCTTTAACTCCAAATACAATATCAGAGAATGTGCTATTAGGTTTGAACCAAGGTATTCTTTTCAGCAGTTTCTCACTAAGAGATTCAGATGCTTTAGTACCGAGAATTTCAGCTGCGAGTGGCGATAGCTTATCACCTGAGCTGTAATTACCAAATACCATCTGTCTTGCGATAACTGCAAAGTCTAATGAGGATTGCGATGGCTTAGCACTGGTTAGGAAATCAGCTGCTAGTCTACCAAAGAACTTAGTGAAGCCTTTTAGAATAGGGACTTCCTCAGATAAGTTTTCACTCATTATATTTGCTATTAGCTTAAAGTCATCAGGAGTGACGACCTTATTGTAATTTCTAGACATCTTCTCTACGAGGTCATACGTCTTAGGCTCAAGGAACCAAAGCTCCTCAAGAATGTCATCCCCAGGGTCTATACCTTTATTGAAGATGTCCTTTACGTCTTGTCGTAAACTTTTAAGTTCAGCAGCTGTATCAGGGTCAAATCTCTCGAATCTAGCTGCACGAGCACTTATCTGCTCTAACACAGTGTCTCTATCCGAGGCCTTAACCACTAAAGTAGAGTCTTGTTTATCTAACGCTTTAGCCAACTTAGTTTCTACGTTGATAATCCCAGTGCGCTCACCTGCTCCGTAACGTTTGTTAGAGGTAGTCGTTAATTACCCCAATCACTCAACATAATATTCAGGCATGCTCACTGAATTTATTTTGTACCGTAGCGTGCATCTCGCTATTCCGAGTGCTTCTGCGGCCTCTCCAATACTGGCGAACACACCGTACGGAGTATATACTGTTTTTGCATTACAAGCAACTGCGCCAGTCCGTGCTTGTTTAGGAGGATCCAGGTAGTAATACTCATCGGGATTCTCATCACAACGTCTAGAGATTGTTTTATTAGAGACACCATGTGCATCTGAAGCTGCCCCTACATAACCGAAGATACCTAAGGGTGTCCTTATACGCCTACTCATGCCATGCGAACTCCCACTAGCTGCTACTATCTTTCTGAGGCTTCCTAAATCCTGAAAACCTTCTGTACGACGCTTAAGCAACATCTGAAACGTACTCTCAGGTATACTATGTGCAGCGGCGGCATCTCTGTAAGAGTTAAATAGGCCTAGGGGTGTACTTACAGCCTTTGTCATCAGACCCCTTTGATACATCGCTCTTGTGGATGCATTAAGTTCGCTTTTGTTTAATATATAATTACTTTTATTAGCACGCATCATAAAGAATGCCATTGCCATTTCGCTATTATTGTGGATTTTAAATAACAGCCAATGTGCTAATAGATGGTGTCTACCTGTCAGATATACCAAATTCGATGCGTGATTATTCCCGCCAAGTGATTTTGGAAGTATATGGTGGCGTTCATAGCCATCAGAGTTTAAGGGTCTCTTCTGAATGCCGTGTTTGCTAATTAATTTTTGATAGTGTAATTCGTAGTTCATACGATTTCCTATATTGTAATACTATGTTGAGAAATTCTGCATATTCCTATGCAGTCCAGACTATATCATCAACCTCTCGGTTGTCGGGCGCTTCGATAGGACTTCCTATCTACTTCCTTTCGGAATAGTCGTTGCACCTTCAAACAAATAGCAAATGCTATAAGTAAGCTTGGCTCAGGATTGACCGTTCTGGTGTTTCCCTGAGTTCACCCGATTTTCGATATACATTACTGTATAAAGCCTCTAATTTTAAGGTCACCATGTTCTGGGCTTTAGCAGCCTTACGCAGATCCTTCTCAGTTAAACCTAACTTTTGATTAAGCTTAATGAATCTTGGATCATCGAATGTTCTGGCTGCTATCTCGTCGTACAAACGTTTCTTCTGATTGGTTGGCACTACATTAGATAACTCAGCTAACTGTTTATTCTTAGTTGTAAGCGCAATGATCTGAGCACCAGACGACGATGCATCCTGCTCAAGAGCTATTGCTATCTTGTAATCACTAAGCTTAGCTAAGGATACCTTATCATATTTCCCACCAAGGAAATTATGTATCTTAGCTGCTTCAAGTGACAATCTAAGAGCCTTACCGAGGTCTTCACCATCTATCTCTTGGACAAATTTAGAATCCAGTACAGCTCTAATGTCACCAGGCTTACCACGTAGAATGTGATTGCCGATTTTAACCATCTCAGCACGTAACTCAGCTGCTATCAGCTGTCTACCTGTGACGGATAATGAGTTGTGTCTACCCTCGAACTTATCAGAAAGTCCACCTAGAAATCCACCTATCTGATCATTCAGGTTCTTCCATCCAGCTTCACTGAATGGTTTAGCTTCCTTACTATTTAAGAAAGGTCTAAATGATTCACCAGATTGAGGCCCAATAAAGCCTCTCTCATAGATACGTGCACGGTGATCTAGGAATGGTATGTTACTGAACGAAGCATTCTTCTTTCTGAGCCAATCCATTACTTTGAATCGCTCATAGGCATCGCCACGTTCTACCATGTATTCACGATAGGTATTCAACTCATTGTAATGTTTAGCGCGACCCTTGTCGTCTTCAAATAGCATAAGCTTATTGATGAAGTCATAGAACTCATTATCTATGCGATATTCAGTCCTACCTGCCCAGTTGAGAGCTTGTGTCATTGACTTATCAATTAACGCCTCTGGGAAATCCGCAAAGGAGTCTGTAGACGTTATAGGTATGCGGGTATCGTAATAACCTAGAACACCTTCGTCTATGAAATACGTTTTGTAACCCTCTCTAATAATTAAACGGTTTCGCGCATCAATAGGTGTAACGCGGATACCAACATCTACTTTTCTAGTTAGCTTAGAGTAGTCTTGAATGCGTTTATCAACAATGCGAAGATGCACAGAGAATGTATCATAAGCAGGACCAAAGTATTTATTACTATTCTTACTCTTCATCCGCCTCTTCTGAACACCAAAGGTTTCTAACTCGTAGAATCCCTTTCCTTTTGCATCATCTAATAGCTTAACACCAAGTTTCCACCACTCTTGCCTACTACCTCTGTAATTAGCGAGGTTATAAAGATCACGTCCGATTGCTACAGCGAGTTGATCCCTATCAGGACCATCTGCCAGAGCCAATCTGTTTGCAAACTTAAGATAGAATTGCTTTAACGCTGGTTCTTCTAAGCGAGCTAATAACTTTAAAGGAATCTTCCTATCCAATACATTACGCAGCTCTCTAGCGATCTTAGGTAAAGTTCTATCTTCCCATTTATTCTTTCGCTTTATATTAGCTAGGAACTCATCGTGAAGCTCGTCTAGTTGGCTAGGTCCAAGTACCGGATCTAAGAAATTATCTTGCTTTAATCGCTGAAGTAATCCTGTGTTGCGTCTTAGCTGTGTCTCCATGAAGTCTGACACATTCATCACATCAAACTTCATCTGACCATTAAGGACTGCCTTAAGGTTCTGCCAAGGCTCTTTATTGTTTCTAAACCTGGTAAATGTAATTCTAAGATTCTCTGTGACAACAGCTCTCTCATTAGAACTCATTTCGTCTTCAAGCTTATCTACAAATTTTATGATGAAGTCTTTATCAACTTGCTTAAGATCAGCACTTTCCTTAACTAGTCTATAGCTATTACTCAATACTGAAGGATTAGGCTGAAATACACGACTATCCTCGTATCGTCCCGTTAAAGGGTTAAACAGCAATTGGTCTTCATTAGGTGGCGTAGATAAAATTCTAGTCTTGCTAGCTTTCTTCGTACCTAACAGATTACCTCTGTAGTTCGTAAGAGATAATGTGCCTTCTAAATCCTTAGACTGTAACAGGTAATACTCTTTAAGTGCCTTTTGCAACTCATCGGATGCAAGTATCTCATCAGGCCTTGATGCACCTAGCTTAAGCACATCTAGTCTTTCTTTTGCAGCAGCAAACTTCATCGTATCACTAGGCAAGCCTATACCTGAGGTAGTCATTCTGCGAAGCTCAGCGATACCGACTTCCTTACCAGCAGGACTAGTGAATTTATCAACAGTAAGCTGTCCACTCCTAAACATGTTAAGCCTAGTAGTATCACCTAAATGTCTCAGTTGCACCTCAGTAGGTTGTCGCTGTAGCCACTCACTATAGGACTCTTTTAACGGTGATTGTCCGTCGTAATAAGCGATTTGCTTAGCTGTGAGACCTTCGAGATTACGCTTTCTAATTTGGGCAATATTCTCGAGTGAACCCAGGTCATTGTAACTTTTGACGATAGGTACAGTGGTACTCCTACAATGGAAATGAGCAGGAGGCAGGTGAGATACATCACTAATAGGATACACATGGCCATCGCGATGACGGCAAATAGGGGTAGTTCTAGAATCAAGAACAGCAACATACTGCCAGCCTTTAAGAACCTTTTCATTAGCTTTATAGACCTCATGATCTGTTTGTGAACGAACCGAGGTCATAGCAGTTCTTACTAAGCCTAATGACTGATTCATTGAGATATCAAAGACATTACCTTTACGTAGGGATAATGCAATAGCCTTTTCGTCTAGCCCTTGTGCAATCCCATTACGTATTACAGCTTCTAATCGTTTACGCTCAGAGAGGCTTACTGTATTCCAACCTTCGAGCAGTGTAACATCGTTGTAGATAGGACGCTTTAACACAATGTCTTCAGCTATACGATATTGTGGTTTAGATGTACGCCATATTTTACCAACAGCATTATCCAGTTGTTGATAAGTGTAGGATATCTGACTAGATACTAAATCAAGCAAAGATCTAGAGCTTACATTATATGCTTGCCCATAGGTCTTTCTTAATAGTGCATCTATTTCTTCCATCATCTTAGGCGACATAGACGCTTTATTACGTAAGATAATATCATCTATCTTTGTCTTATGTCCATTGACAATGGTGTATATCTTACCAGACACACGTTCTTCGTACAACCTCATCATTGCAGCTCTGTCTACAATATTATCGTATAGAGCTGTATTCACATTTTGCTTCATTTAGGCTCCTTGATAAATATTAAAAAGAGCACTATTGCTAGCGCCCTTGAAATATCAACCAGTTATTCCTTGTCGTTAAACGGCTGTTCGTCATTACCAAATTGTGCTCTGCTAGCCTCAGCATCATGTTTCTTTTTCAGAGACACAATAAATTCATCTGCATTAATTTCTTCTTGTGCTGTCTCATCGTCATAATCAGGCGGCACAATATCATTTTGCTTAAGAATAGCAAGCCAGGTAGAACGCGGAATAAGGCCTTCTTTGTACCATTCAGTGACAAGGCGTAACCATGCATCACCAAGCGGTGCAGGATTGAAGTCAGCCGACAGGTTGAATTCTACATCAGAAGATTTGAAGTCTGTTCCATAGCGCCAATTAAGCATGAATGCTATAATGTCAGCAAGCGTATTGCTAACTTTAGTATTCATTGTACCTAACTGAGCTGTCTGTGAGGCATTCCTAATATCGAGTGCAATACCGGATTGGCCTACCTCAGGTGTAAGCATCCTAACACCTAATCTAGCCATCTCATCGATAGCGCTAGCAATAGTAGCTTCCATATCTTTGAGAGCTTCTGTAGGTGTCTTCAGTACATCAGCAGTATCGCCTCTATTAAGCTTAATCCAAGTGCCTAACCCAGAGTCGACTATTTTATCGAACTCTTCTTCTACCATGTCAGTAGAGATAACAGGCGTATAAGTAGCTGCGCCATAGATCAGATGATTACGTCTGCTCATCTTGTTATAAAGATTAATCTCTTTGTCAACAAGAGGAGTAATAGAGGGTTCAATAGGATCAATACAACCATTAAGAGGCCATGCTGGAATGAAATCTAAGGGCTTATTGTTCATTAAGATACCTGTGATGGTATCCTTAAGCTTCATTGAGATATTCTTTCCATTAGAGGCAGATACAGATCCACCTGTAGCCTTAGCTTGTGTATCGACCTCAGCTTGAAATACCCTTATCTGATACTTACCATCTAGAAGCTCATGCACCCATACTGTTTCAATGTATTCTGGGTGAAATTCATTCTTAGTAAAGCTCTCAGAGTGACCCTTCACAATGACACGAGTAAGCTGTGACTTACCATTTACAACTTCAGTCCTCCAGTTGATAATACTCTCAGCTGGCCAAACGATTGGAAATGGGGCAAAGCGTTCTATAAGTTCAGCGTTGGTCATACCATGATTAGCAGGTACAACAGGGTAGTCCACATAGATCCATGTACGTGATGTCTGTACTTCTTCCCACAGAGCGCCATCTAAGAATGCTGCTAAAGGTTGACCATCCGAAGTAAATGCATCTAGTATCCATTGCTGTGCCTCTTCAGGAGCCTTCTCAGGAAGCTTTAGATGAGGCTGTTTACGAAGCAATCCACCTACAATGAACTTAGCAAATGTACTCACAATACCAGGCAATTCAGCCTCGGACTTGTAGAATTCATATTGCTGTGGTGTCATGTTAGGGGAGAAAGGGATAAGCAGATTAGTGTAGTTGACAGTGTCAATCAGAGAGTCATAATCTTTAACATAGCGCTCACCGCTACAGACAGCTCTACTACGTTTCCATAATTCAGCAATGCTATCATATAAGCTACATGGCTCACCTACACCACGTAGCGGTTCAGAAGCGCTAACGTTAGCCATTATTTACCTCGCAAAATCGCTTTAAATCCAGGCATTTCGCCTTCGTAGACTCGTCCTGTCATATTGTTGTAAGCCCTGATAGTCTCAGCGCCAGTAGCCACAATAGACCAGTTACCAGATACCATCTCAGCGGCCTTGCTACGATCAGATGTAGCTGCACCAGTATCTGTAGAAGGCTTCGACGGCTCCACAGTAGGAGGTTCCACAGGTTGCAATTCAATATTAACCACGGGCGTAGTATCAACAGTAGGTGTATCATGCTTATCGATATGCACTTCAACAGTGTCAGTTACCTTGGCTTCATCGCCAATCTTTAATGATTTCATTTTTATTCCTAGGTTATTGTTTTCTAATTATCTGAATTCTACCACAGATTTCTTGCTTTTGAGCGTTACCATCAGGTGCTACTACCACGTTGCCTAGCTTGTCGCAACAGTAAATAGTAGCCATGCCTGTGATACAATTAGCAGTAACACAGTGGTTTAACGGTCTATCGTTAAACAACACAGTGTAATTCATGTAGTCAGGAGAGTAGAATGGATGTTCTTTGTCAGCGGAGATAGCTACTTTAGTCATTTCTTTCGAGTAACAAAATATGGTAATTTATAGAAGTACCCTGGATTACTAATCTTCAGGAGACCATCGTTTAACAATTTTGTAAATGCTAACTTCTGTATCTGAGTCATATGCTCGAAATAGAACTTATTATAGCCATCTATATACACCTTGTAGTTCTTATCTGTTGGACCTAGTACAGCACCTTCCATAACTCTCTGCATGAATAGATCAGGGTTCATACTACCACAGAAGGAACATGTATTATCTTCTCTCC